CGCGGGTTGCTTTGCACCCGCTCCCCGCGCTGCCCCGGCGATTGGACGACCGCATGTCAACACCGTGGTTCCCGATGTATCCGACCGACTTCCTCGTCAGCACGGCCACGCTTACGCCGACGCAGGGATGGGCATACACGCAGCTCCTGATGTATGCGTGGACGAACGGCAGCGTCCCGGATGACCGAGCTGCGTGCTGCGCGCTGACCCGTTGCCAGTTGACCGAAGCCGATTGGGCGGTGGTGCGCGGACGGTTCGCGCCGATGGCAGGGCCAATGGCGGGGCCAATGGCCACCCTAGTGAACCCACGCATGGAACGCGAGCGAGCGCGCGTCGTTGAGAAGCACGCGACCGCCTCCGAGAACGGAAAGCGTGGCGCCGAGGCGCGCTGGGGACGCGGGAATGGGGTGGCTAATGGCAACGCCAATGGCGGGGCCAATGGCGAAACGATGGCAACCACAACCACAACCACAACCACAGATAAACCCCCCAAAGCCCCCCCGCAAGCGGGGGAGCGTAGGCGGCTGCGCCGCCGGGATGTTCAAGAACAATTGAAAGATCCGAACTGGGTTCCGTTCTAGCCGAGGACAACGACATGGAAACAACGCACAACTGGCCCGACAACAAGCGACACATGACGAGCCTCTGGCCTCGGTGGAAGCCGACGCCCGAGGAAAGCAACCTGCTCAACAACCGATGGGGAGAGCTGCGGCAGGAAGTGCTGCGAACATGCATCGACAACAACCGACTGCGCCGCAGCAAGACGCCCGACATCGCCGCGATCCACCAGGAGTATTGCCGCGTGACCGGAGCCGGCAACAAGCCGGTGACGGGCTTGCCGTCCGATGTCTCGCGCACCCGCCGCGAGCTGTCGGCCTGCGTCCCGCCGAGCGATCAGGAACTCGCCGAATGGGATGCATGGGCCGACGAGATACTCGCAACCGCCACGCCGGCAGAGATCGACGCCGTGCGCCAGCGCATGCCCGTGGGAGAGACGCGCCGCGTCCTTGCCATCGCGGTCGATTATTGCAGGAGGAACCCGCGCCATCGGTAGACTGCGCGCATGGCGAAACGCCGGCGCGTGTACCCCATCCTCCTCGCGAACCTGGACGACTGCCTGCTCGGGATGATGTACCCCGCACCGGGCGACAAGGGAATCCCCGTCGCCGTCTACAGCGGCGACATGATCGCCGCCAGACTCCGCGACGACGAACACATGACACTCCCCGAGGCGCGCTCTTTCGTCACCGACAACATCGAGCAGAACGACATGGGGCCGGGAACAGCTCGCATCATCTGGGCAGCGACCGCCGAGGATTTCGGGACGCCCGTCGCAGCCGACTGATATACTCGGGCGAATATGTACATCCGTTGCTACAACGATTTCAAGCGCGTCATCACGGAAGCCGTTGCGGCACAAGGATCTACGCGCAGTGCGTTGGCGAAGCAGCTCGATGACGCCGGCCTCCTACGCGCACACAGCGTGAAGTGCCTGCTCGGAACGCCGGGAACGCGCATCGGCCGGCGCAAGCCGTCGTTCGACTCCGTCCTCACCATCGCCAACGCAGCCGGGTTCGACGTGACCCTCACCCCCAGGAGCTGACCCCATTGCCAAGCAAGACCGCCAAGCAGCGAAAGTTCATGGCCGCGGCCGCCCACAACAAGGCGTTCGCAAAGCGCGCGGGAATCTCCCAGAAGGTCGCCCGAGAGTTCAACCGAGCCGACACCCGCAAGAAGGCGCGCCGAAAGTGACGCGCCTCGTCGCCGTCAACGAGAACGGCCAACGCATCGGGGAGACACACCACAATGCCACGATCCCGGACGAAGTCGTCGCAGCCATCCGCGACCTCCACGAAGAACAGCGAATCGGCTACCGCCGGCTTGCCAGGATGTTCCTCCTCCACGTCGAAACCGTCAAGAAGCTCTGCCGATACCAGCGGCGCGCACAAGTCCCGAAGGGATGGAAACGAGTCCCCTCGCCCGGTGGGCAGACCCCCGGAACCAGTGCCGGCTGACAAGGCCGACAGCCTGATCCGATGGCTGTCCGAAGGAAAGCCGCTGCGCGAGTGGTGTAGGCAGGATGGAAACCCGGAGTGGCGAACGGTCTACCACTGGATGGACAAAGACCCGGAGTTCGTGGCACGCATCGCGCGCGCCCGTGAGGACGGCTACGACGTGATCGCCGACGAGTGCGCGAGGCTTGCCGACCTCGAGCCGGCAGATCAGGTGCAGGTCGCGTGGCGTCGGCTGCAGATCGAGACTCGGCTGAAGCTCCTCGCGAAGTGGAACCCGAAGAAGTACGGCGACCGCCAGCAGGTCGCGCACGAGGGCGGTGTCAACATCGTGCTGAAGACGGGCGTCCCGGATGCAAAGACAGGTTGAACTGCACTACCATCCTCGAGAGTGGCAACGCGAGTGCCACGAGAACAAGCGCCGTTTCACGGTGCTTGCGCTCCACCGCCGCGCCGGAAAGACCGAACTCGCCACGATGGAACTGATCCACAAGGCGGCCGGGTTCAAGCAGGAACTGGGTTTCTTCGTGTACCTCGCGCCGTTCCTGAAGCAGGCGAAGGCCATCGCGTGGGCGCGACTCAAGCAGAAGCTCGAGCCGCTGCGCGTGACCGGGGCCATCGATGTCAACGAGGCCGACCTCGCGGTCGTGTTCAAGCACAACGGCGCGACGATCCGCCTGTTCGGCGGCGACAACCCCGACGCCCTGCGCGGCGTGCGCCTCGACGGCGCGGTCATTGACGAGGTCGCCCAGGTCAAGCCCGAGGTCTGGAACAGCATCCTGCAGCCGGCACTCGCCGACCGAAAGGGCTGGGCCATGTTCATCGGGACGCCGGCCGGCATCAACCTGTTCTCCGACCTGTACTACGGTGCCGCCAAGCGACCCGAGTGGTACGCCGCGAAGTACACCGTCTACGACACCGACGCGCTCGACGCGCTCGAGATCGAGCGCCTGCGCGGGTCGATGAGCGAGGAGGCGTTCGCTCGCGAGTTCCTGTGCGACTTCAGCGCCGCCGGCGACAGCCAGCTGATCTCGATGGCCGACACCGAGAACGCCGCTCGCCGGCAGTACCCGGACGGCGACATCATCAACTCGCCGCTCGTGATCGGGGTAGACCCGGCCCGGTTCGGCGACGACCGCAGTGCCGTCGTGCTGCGGCAAGGGCTACGGATGGAAACGCCCATCGTCCGCAACGGCATTGACAACATGGCACTCGCGAGCCTGGTCGCGCAGGTCATTGAGGATCGCGACCCGGACGCCGTGTTCATCGACGCCGGCGCGGGAAGCGGCGTGATCGACCGCTTGCGACAGCTCGGCTACGGCGTGACCGAGGTGCCGTTCGGCGGGAAGGCGACCTATCCGAACCTGTTCGCGAACAAGCGCGCCGAGATGTGGTGGGCGATGAAGGAATGGGTCGAGCAGGGTGGGTCGATCCCGAACGACATGTCGCTGAAGAGCGAACTGTCAACGCCGACCTACCAGTACGACTCGGTCGGCCGTCGCGTCCTCGAGTCGAAGGACGAGATCAAGAAGCGGCTGCAGGGCGGCGGCTCGCCGGACATCGCCGACGCGCTCGCGCTGACGTTCGCGTACCCGGTCGCGAAGCAGCTGCCGCGCGAGGTGCGCGACCTGATCCAGCCGGACAACCGCGACTACGACCCATACGAGATGGCAAGGGAACCGTAAACGAAAGCTGGAGGGCTAGATTCCATGACGATCATCCGCACGGCAACGCACGACGACATCGAGGCGGTGGCAGCAATGGGACGGCGATTCCTCCAGTTCGCGCCGCAGGCCAAGCACCTGCCGCTGACCGACGACCAGGTCGCCGAGCGCAGCCGGTGGCTTGTCGAATCCGCGCAGGTGTTCCTCGCCGAGATGAACGGTCGCGTCGTCGGGATGCTTGCTTGCATCCTGATCCCGGCGTGGCTGGCCCCGCACGCGACGATGGCGCACGAGCTGGCGTGGTGGGTGGACGAGGAGGCGCGCGGATCGAGCGCGGCGATCCGGCTCGTCAACGCCTACGAGCAGTACGCGCGCGACAACGGCGCAGTCGTTATTTCCATGTCCGACCTCGAGGTCAACGACCGGGTCGGGCGCATGCTGACCAAGTTCGGCTACGAGAAGGCCGAACGCACCTACATCAAGGGAGCTTGACATGCCGCTGTTTAGTGCAATTGGAGCAGGACTCGGAGCCGCCGCCGCATCTGCCGCCGCAACCGGCGCAGCCGTCGTTGGCGCTGCCGCCGGCGCGGCTGGACTCGGCTACGGCATCTATGCCGGCGAGCGCGGCGCAGCCGCCCAGGAGCAGGCGATGCGCGAGCAGAAGATCGCGCAGGAGGCGCAGGCGACCGCCGCTCGCAGCGCGCAGCGCCGCAGCGAAATGGCACAGGCAGCGGCGAACCGCCGCCAGCCGGACATCGGCGGCATCCTTCGTGGCGCTGAACAGGGCGCAATGGGCGGCCCCGCAAGCACCATGCTGACCGGGCCGACCGGCGTCAACCCGCAGGATCTCGCGCTCGGCCGCAGCACCCTGCTCGGAGGCTGAACATGAGCGAATACACCGGAGACAACTCCTCGTATCCCGACGCCCCCACGCGGGATCGGCTGTTCACCCGGTGGGGCCAGCTCAAGAGCGAGCGCGCCTCGTGGTGGGCGCACTGGCAGGAGATCACGTCCTACCTGCTCCCGCGCAACGGGCGATACTTCCGGCAGGATCGCGACAAGGGATGGCGCAGGCACAACGCGATCTACGACAACACCGGGACGCGCGCGCTCCGCACGCTCGGAGCCGGCCTGATGTCCGGCGCGACATCGCCGGCACGGCAGTGGTTCCGACTCGCCACGCCCGACCCGGAGCTGAACTCGTACCAGCCCGTGAAGCTGTGGCTCGATGACGTGACCAAGCGCATGCAGCGCGTGTTCCAGAAGTCGAACACCTACCGCTCCCTGCACCTGATGTACGAGGAACTCGGCGCGTTCGGCACCGCCGCGAGCATCGTGCTTCCCGACTTCGACCAGGTCATCCACCACTACCCGCTGACCTGCGGCGAATACTGCATTTCCACCGACGCGCAGGGCCGCGTCTGCACGCTGTACCGCGAGTTCGAGATGACGGTGTCGCAGATCGTCAAGGAGTTCGGCCTCGAGAGATGTTCCGTGTCGGTGCAGAACATGTACCGCACGGGCAACCTCGACCAGTGGGTTCCCGTGATCCACGCCATCGAGCCGCGCATGGATCGCGACATCGAGAAGCGCGACGGCAAGAACATGCCGTTCGGGTCGTGGTACTTCGAGGTCGGCGGGGAGGACGGCGTGTTCCTGCGCGAGGGCGGGTTCATGCAGTTCCCCGTCCTCGCCCCGCGCTGGTCGGTCGTGGGCGGCGACATCTACGGCAACAGCCCCGGCATGGAGGCGCTCGGCGACATCAAGCAGCTCCAGCACGAGCAGCTCCGCAAGGCGCAGGCCATCGACTACCAGACGAAGCCGCCGCTGCAGGTGCCGGCATCCATGAAGAACCGCGACGTGGAAACGCTTCCCGGCGGCATCAGCTTCGTGGACGGCGTCAACGCCGGGATCAAGACGGCGTTCGAGGTGAACCTCAACCTCAACTACCTGCTCGCCGACATCCAGGACGTGCGTGAGCGCGTGCGCGGGTCGTTCTACGCCGACCTGTTCCTGATGCTGGCGAACCAGTCGAACACCCGCATGACCGCGACCGAGGTCGCCGAACGCCACGAGGAGAAGCTCCTCATGCTCGGCCCCGTCCTCGAGCGCCTGCACAACGAGCTGCTCGACCCGCTGATCGACATCACGTTCACGCGCATGCTCCAGAGCGGCGTCATCCCGCCGGCACCCGAAGAGCTGCAGGGCATGGACTTGAACGTCGAGTTCGTTTCCATGCTGGCGCAGGCGCAGCGCGCCATCGGCACGAACGCCGTTGACAGGTTTGTCGGCAACCTCGGGCAGATCGCCACGATGAAGCCGGACATCCTCGACAAGTTCGACAGCGACCAATGGGCCGACGTGTACGCCGACATGCTCGGCGTCGATCCGTCGCTCATCATCGCCGACAAGGAAGTCGCGATGCTGCGGCAGGCGCGCAACCAGGCGATGGCCGCCAAGGAGCAGGCAGCCGCGATGGAGCAGCAGTCGAAGACCGTCCGCAACATGGCGGCCGCCCCGACCGGGCAGCAGAACGCCCTGACCGACGTGGTCAACATGTTCTCCGGCTACGGCTCGCCGTCGCCCATCGAACTCTGAAAGGCAACGACATGGCAATGGTCAGCATGAAGCTCGAGAAGGACGGCGAATCCGAGGAGATGTACCCCGAGGATCTCGTCATCGAACTAGGAGCCGAGCAGCTGTCAAAGCTCGGCATCACGTCGCCGATGAAGCTCGGCACCGAGGTCACGATCACGGCGCGCGCCTACGTCGCGGAAACGAGCGCGACGATGGTCGAGGGCGGCATGAAGCCGAGCATCGAGCTGCAGATCACGGACATGTCCATCAACGGCGGCGACCGAGCCGGCAACGCCGCGACGATGCTCTACGGCGGAGGATCTTGACATGGCGTACATGAAGTCCGGGACGAACCTGCTGTTCAACAACACGACCGGCGACATCGTCGGGATGAAAGACCCGGATGGGAGCGAGCTGTACTTCGCGCGCATCCCGCACGTCGCGTCGTTCTACGACGTGTCCGACCAGACGGCGAGCGCGAACACCGCGACCCCGATGGAGTGCGACACCGTTGACATTTCCAACAGCATCACGCTGGTGGACAACAGCAAGATCACGTTCTCAAGGGCGGCGATCTACAACATCCAGTTCTCGGCGCAGTTCAAGAACACCGACAACTCGAGCGAGTACAACATCAGCATCTGGCTTGCCAAGAACGGCAACCCCGTTGACAACTCGAACACCGAGATCACGATCCCGCGCAAGCATGGAGGCGGCGATGGGTTCGTCGTCGCGGCCTGGAACTTCTTCGTGACGGGCGTGGCCGGCGACTACTACCAGATCATGTGGTCTACGCCCAGCGCGCTCGTTTCCCTCGAGTACAGGCCGACGCAGACCAGCCCGGTTCGGCCGGCGGTTCCGTCCGTCATCCTCACCGTGAACGAAGTCGATGGCACCATGCCTTGATGCGGGAACCGTAAGAAATACGCACATGGATATCTTTCGGCCGTGAGCAGTTACGACCCTCTCGACCTGCGAGGTCAGGAGCGCAGCAAGGCGGAACGCGAGCTGCGCGAACGGCTGGCGCGCGAGGCGGAAGAGTCGGACGTGAAGTGGCTCATGTCGAACAAGCGAGGGCGCCGCGTCGTGTGGCGACTCCTCGACCAGGCAGGTGTGTTCCGCTCGTCCTTCAACACGAACGCCATGTCAATGGCCTTCGCCGAAGGAAACAGGAACTACGGGCTGCGGATGCTCGCGATGATCCACGCCCTCTGCCCCGAGCAGTATCCGGCAATGATGAAGGAACAGACCGATGACAGAACCAACGATGATGGAAGCCGCAACGACAACTAACGGCGCTCCCGCATCGACTGCTCCCGACAGCGTGGCGGCGACGGCCGACAAGCTGTATGGGGGCGAGCAGAAGGCGACCACGACCCAGGACTCGCAAGCCGCGGACACGGCCGCTGCGAGCAAGGCCGCGGAGCCGACCGATGGAAAGCCGGCAGCCGAGGCGGAAACGAAGCCGCAGGGCGCGCCGGAGAAGTACGAGTTCAAGGCCGCGGAAGGACGAACGTTCGATTCCGAGGTCATGGAAGCGTATTCCACGGTCGCCCGTGAGCTGAACCTGTCGCAGGAAGCCGCGCAGCGCGTCCTCGACGCTATGGCACCAAAGGTTGCCGAGCGTCAGCAGGCGCAGATCGAGGCCGTTCGCAAGGAGTGGGTTTCCACTTCCCGCGGCGACAAGGAGTTCGGGGGCGACAAGCTCTCCGAGAACCTCGGCGTCGCCAAGAAGGCGCTCGATACGTTCGGCACCGCCGAACTTCGCACCCTGCTCAACTCGTCCGGCCTGGGCGATCACCCGGAGGTGATCCGGTTCATGTACCGCGCAGGCAAGGCAATCAGCGAGGATCGGTTCGTGGGCGGCGCACCTGCACAGGGCAAGGGCAACCCGAAGACGTTCACCGATTTCGCCGACGTTCTCTACTCCACCACCTAACCAGAAAGAGCCAACACAATGGCAACTCTCTCGACCAACAACCTCACGCTCGCCGATTGGGCGAAGCGCACCGACCCCGAGGGTCGCGTCCCCGTCGTCGCCGAACTCCTCTCGCAGACCAACGAAGTCCTCGAGGACTGCGTGTTCAAGGAGGGCAACCTGCCCACCGGCGACCGCGTCGTCATCCGCACCGGCCTGCCGAGCGTCTACTGGCGCGCGCTGAACCAGGGCATCCCGAGCAGCAAGTCCACGACCGCGCAGGTCGATGAGGCGTGCGGCATCCTCGAGGCGCGCAGCGAGGTGGACAAGGATCTTGCCATGCTCAACGGCAACACGGCGCAGTTCCGTCTGTCCGAGGACGTGGCCTTCCTCGAGGCCATGAACCAGACGCAGGCGACCACGCTGTTCTACGGCAACCCGGCGACCGACCCGAAGCAGTTCCTGGGACTCGCTCCCCGGTACTCCGACATCGGTGCCGGTTCGCCGAACAACGCGCAGAACATCATTTCTGCCGGCGGTTCGGACGCCACCAGCAACACGTCGATCTACCTCGTCGTGTGGGGTGACAACACCGTCTACTGCCCGTTCCCGAAGGGCAGCGCGGCCGGCCTCATGCACGAGGATCTCGGCGAGCAGACCGTCTACAACAGCGACGGCACCCGCCTGCAGGCCTACGCCACTCGCTACCAGTGGAAGAACGGCCTGGTCGTGAAGGATTGGCGTTACGTCGTCCGCATCTGCAACATCTCCGTCGCCGACCTGGTGGCGCAGAACGTCACGCAGGCCGCGTCCGCGTCCACGGCCATCATCAAGCTGATGAGCCGCGCCCTGTACCGCATCCCCAACATGGCGATGGGTCGTGCGGCCTTCTACATGAACCGCACCGTCCACAGCGGCCTCGCGATTGCTGCGCTCGACAAGAGCCAGTACGTCTTGAAGGTCAACGAGGGTCTTTCGCAGTTCGGCACCCCGTACTCGTGGCTGACGTTCCAGGGCGTTCCGCTCCGCAAGGTGGACGCGATCATCAACACCGAATCGGTCGTGTCCTGATAG